CTGGTGGCCACACACGATTTTTACGACAAGTGGTTCAGCAATACGCCCATGGCCCTTGATATGGCCTATGGCGAGACAGACGGCAATAAGATCAGAGTTTATGCCCCGAGCATTATCTATAACAAGGTGGACGATGCGGACCGTGACGGTATACAGCTTGCCCAGACGGCATTCGACGTGACCGGTTCCATGGAGCCGGGAGACGATGAACTGGCAATTTTACTTTTGTGAAAAGGAGGTGTTTTTATGTTGACGGGAATCGATGTAACCGCCACTAAGAAATATGTATCTAAGCTTGACCCGGACAAGGAGAGTCCTACGGTTTTTCATATTGGCGTCCTGGACCCGGTCTTAAGGGCCGAGATTGACGATGACTCATCAAGTTATGAGATGAGCTCCACAAATCCGAATGATAAGGCCAAGGTAAAGCTCAACTGGAATAAGCGCCAGATTACGGCCATCAAGTTCGGCCTCAAGAACGTGGAAAACTTCTTAGATCCCCAAACCAAGAAAGCGATCGAGTTCAAGTGTGAGACTATCCGCTATGCCGGAAAAATGAGGGACGCCGTACCGGACAGGATTATCGCGATGTTCCCAAGCGAGCTGAGGACTGAGCTCGCGGAAGTAATATTGAACGAATCCAAGCTGACGGAGGACGAGCAAAAAAACTGATCGTGGCGGTTCATTTGGGCGATCTTACCGTGAACTGCCGAAGTTGTTTATCCGGGAAGAAGATACGATGTGAATTCGAAGTGCCGGGACAAGAGACTTGGGAGTTAAACGGCGAGCAATATAAAGGGTGCCCTTTTAGAATCGTCACGCGGCAATCGGCGAATTTTATCAGGGCATTTAATTTTTATAGGCAGGGATATTTACCGAATCCCGGGGCCTGGCTTGAGCAGTCGGCAAAGATGCTAGATGCCTTTGAGGTCATTGATAAAGAATTACAGGCAATCGAAACGGAGAAAATAAGAAAGAGGAATAAATTCAAGCGATGACGAATAGAGAGCTATCAATCATATTGCGGTTGAAGGATGAAGCGACGAAACGCCTCGAGGGTGTGCGCGGCAGCCTGCAGCGGTTCGCCAATTCGTGGAAGCAGAACTGGCTTGCTATTACTGCCGCAGTTACAGCGGCCATAATGGCTTTGAATAAAGCATGGCAATTGATGGAGATGGGCGCGAAAGCAGAGCAGATCGAGGAAAGTTTTAAGCGTATGGTGGAAAGTGTCGGCATTAACGGCCAGCAGATGAAACAGGCGTTGATGGAAGCGTCGCATGCCACGGTCAATTTCTCAAACGTGGCGGACAAAGTCTCGGCCCTTATGGCTCAAGGATTGAATATGGAGCAGGTTACCGCGCTCATGCGCCAGGCCCGAGTCGAAGCGAGGATATTCGGCACGACAACGGAAGAGGCGTTTCAAAACATCTCAAATGCAGTCACCGGCGGGCTGGTTACTACCTTGAGGCGTTCGTACGGACTTCAGTTGTCACTTAAAGACGCGGCCGAAGAATACGCCAAGGCCACAGGCAAGACTACGGAAGAAGTGCAGAAGTACCACATGGCGCAGGCTCTTGCCAATCACATCTTAGAGAGAAGCAAGTCGCATCTTGCAGCGGTTAACCTCGAGATGATGACCAGTTACGAGAAAGTGCAGATGCTTAAATCCCGCTGGAACGATTTCCTGGAATCGACCGGCCAGGTCCTTTGGCAGGCGCTGGGGTTCTTGCAAGGGTTTATGAATCAGCTTGTGTCCGGTTTCTTTACACTGTTTGAGGTGGCAACTACGGTATTCCAAAAAATGCTGGTGCCATTGATAAAGTTATATGAGTTACTAGGCAAGCTACCCGGGAAAGTAGGAGAGGCATATCGGCAGGCAGGAGAAAGCGTAAAGAAATTATCCTCTGACATGGAATTGAACAGAAAAGCCTTTGAGATGGCGTCGATAGAGAGCGCGCAAACCGCCATGGAGCAGTACGACCTTGTGTTCGCCAAAGCAAAAGAAACCGGGGATGACACCGCAGAGATATTGAAGAACGTTGCCAGGCAGGTTGGCGACAACGCAAAAGACGCGGCGGAAAAGTTCAACGCCATGGAAGAGTTTGCCAAACAGTCGGCGCGTAATATGCAGGATGCTTTTTCCGAGTTTTTCTTCAAGGCGTTCACGGGCGAGCTGAGAAATATGCAGGAAATATTCGCCAATTTCGGAAGGGCAGTGTTGCAGATGATATCGAACATCCTGGCAAAACTACTTTTGATTAAACTGTTTACTGCTATGGCCGGGCCCGGAGGCAAGATATTCGGGGTGGATATCGGAGCCTTGTTTCATCAGGGCGGCATTGTTAGAAGACATCACGGCGGGTTTATAAGGGCGCACGCAGGGCTTGCCCCGGATGAAGTGCCAATCATTGCCCAGACCGGAGAAGGAATATTGTCGAGACAGGGTATGCGGGCATTAGGCGGGCCGGATAACCTCAAGAGCCTTAATAGGGGCGAAGGGGCAGGAGCAGGAGGCGTGACGATCAATATCAATCAGGTTATACAAGCCTGGGACGCGCAGGATGTATGGCGCAATAGAAAGGCATTGTCGAATGCCATTGCCGACGACATTTACAATAACGGCAAAATCAGGTCGGTTATCAGGAGTTACACATGAGCGACTTTAATTATAGGCCGGACTTTGCAATCGATGAGGCGGTTCAATATAAGACGCTTGTTTCCGAGTTCGAGAATGGAGTCGAACAGCGCAGGCGCAAATGGCAGAACCCTTTGAGAAAGTGGACCTTGGGGTTTCAGCATAGGACACAGTCCGAGATGAATGATATCCGGGATTTCTTCATGGCTAAATTTGGGGCGCTTGCGGCATTCACCTGGACGAATCCTAACGATTCCGTGGAGTATACGGTTAGGTTCGTCGAGGACAGTTTCAAGTTCGTTTTGAAGGCGTATCAGATCTATGACTTCGAATTCGATTTTATAGAGGTGAAATAATGCCGAGGAATATCGATTCGACATTCAAAACAGAAAAGGCCAAGCAGGAAAACCAGCCGATATTTTTATATACCATCGAGGATTACGATGGTGTCAGCGATCTGCATCTTGCCGGATACGATACGGACATCACTTATAATTCGGTCCTTTATTCGAAGTTCCCCATAGCCCATGAGTTTATAGGCGAGAACAACCAGGGGCAGATCGACCAGGTCAAGGTCAGGCTGGCCAACGTATCGAGACTCATCCAATCATATCTCGAGCAGTATGATTTCAGGGGGAAGAAAGTCATTATCCGCATGGTATGGACTAACCAGTTGTCCGATCCGGACGCATATATAGACGATATTTTCTATATCGATAACTATGTGGCAGACCAGAACAATGTCGAATTTACCTTGACCGGCAAGTTCGACGTCTTGGGAGTGGACCTGCCGTCGCGAAGGTATACCAGGAACTATTGCGCTTGGAAATTCAAGTCGAGCGAGTGCGGATATTCAGGAGGAGAAACGTCGTGCAACAAGACACAGCAAAGATGCAAGGAGATAGGGAATTACCCACGGTTCGGAGCTTTCCCTTCGGTGCCGACAGGACGGATATACATCATGTAGAGAGGCTTATCATCGATAAGTATCTGGGTATTCTTTATAAGCACAGGGGCCGGGAGATGGATGGCCTGGACTGCTGGGGGTTCTTGAAGCTTGTGTATGCGGATCTGGGTTTTAGATTGTTTGATATCGAGGACTTGGAATATGGCCAGGCCTGGGGGCTTCGCAACAAAGATTATTTCAAGGAGAATTACGTCAATGACTGGGATAAGGTCGAGGTTCCCGATGTATTGGACGGGGTATTATTCTTAAACTCCCGGGGAGTGGCAAACCATGCGGGCGTCGTTTTCAAGAACAGAAAGTTTATCCATTGTTGCCGGGCCGGGGTGATTGTGTCGAGATTGGATGATGAGTCCTGGAAGAAAAGAATCGAAGGTTTTTATAGGTTGAGGAATAAGGCATGGTAACTATACGCAATATCGAAAATCCTTTCAAATTGAACGAGGCGCAGGTTAAGGAATTCGATTATTCACGAAGCGAAACTGTCCGTAGTTTGCTGGATAAGTCAGGGTTCGATTATAAAGATAAGCGGGTTATCATCACCGGCCAAAAGATTAAGGATCTCGATGTTCGGCTCGAGCAGGGAGACGAGATAACTGTTATTCCCGAGGTCAAGGCGCCGGTAATAGCTGTTGTCTCTTGGATTGTATCAGCCGTAGCGGCGTATGCAATAGCTCATCCGTTTATATTTGCCTTCTTTGTATTATCTTTGGGGTATTCGATTTATCAATACATGAACCAGCCGAAGATGGCTGATTTTAATTTGGGATCTGTCGGCTTGGATGAAGGCTCGCCTACATACGGATGGGATGGAGTTCAGACGATACAAGAGGTCGGAGTGCCGGTTGCGGTTGTTTACGGCGAGCATAAGATCGGCGGCAATATCATCAACCAGTTTATACGAGATGACGGGGATAAACATTATTTGAATGTGCTTTTGGCTTTATGCGAAGGCGAGATCGAGCAAATCGATGATATCGAAATCAACAACAATTCAATCAATAACTTTGACGGCGTTGACACAGTCAAGCGATACGGCACCAATGACCAGACCTTGATTGCGGATTTCGAAGATCTGCATAATCTTTATACCGTCAACGTAAACCTCTTGAAAGGCAATCCTTATGTTTATGAGACGATTGATTCGGATGTCGAGGGGTTTGAAATTCTTTTGAGGTTGAATAACGGGTTGTATCAGCAGAGTTCCGGCGGAGGGATAAACAGCTGGAATGTAACCTATAGGGTTGAATACAAACTGCATACATCAGGCACATGGATTGATTTGGGTGAGACGACCATTTCCGATAACTCCCGCTCCCCTGTCAGAAGAACTTTCAGGAAAACCGGGCTTACCCCAGGAAAGTATGATATCCGGGTGACGAGGACTTCCGATGACAGCTCTCTCGATCCCTTAAGGCAGGGCGATCTGACCTGGTATCAGACCGATGAATTGAAGACCGACAGCCTTAATTATCCCAACACCGCCTTATTGGGTCTGAAGCTTTTGGCCACAGACCAGCTTTCCGGCGGCATGCCCAATATCACGACCGTGGTTAGAGGAAAGAAAGTCCTCATTCCCAATATTTTGAACGGAGCGACCCCGGTTGATTGGGAAGATTATTATTGGGATGGCGCAAATTACAGGTTGTTGTTGGACGATACGCTGCTTTCTTGGGATGGTTCGACCTATGTCGAGAAATACTCAGCTAACCCCGTATGGTGCTTGAGGGATTTCGTTACAAAGAGTCGATATGGATTGGGAGAATTTATATCCAGCGGGAATTTAGACGCGGTTTCTCTTTTGGAGATGTCGAGGTATTGCGAGGAGAAGATTGGCGATGGAAACGGTGGATACGAGAAAAGATTCAGGATGGATGTCGTAATTGATTCAAACACCAAGGCCCTGGATGTCCTGATCCAGTTATGCGCCACGTTCAACGCCATGCCGGTGTATAGCGCAGGCGGGATATCGTTTAAGATCGATAAGCAGGCGAACCCAACCCAGTTATTCAGCATGGGCAATATCATCAAGGATAGTTTTGTGCAGAGCTGGAAGACGCTGAAAGAAATTCCGAACGTAATCGAGATCCAGTTTATGGATAAGGATAAAGGATACCGGCAGGAGACCATAGCTTATATCGATGAGGACGCCCTGGCAGCCGGGGATCCTATGCGCAAGAGCCAGGTGAGGCTGTTTACGACTCGGGCAAGTTATGCCATCCGCGCAGGCAGATACGCATTGAAAGTGGCTAAGTATATCAATAGGTCAGTTTCGTTTAAGGCTGGAATCGATGCGGTTGCTTGCCAAGCAGGGGATATCATCTCGGTTTCGCACGATGTGCCGCAGTGGGGTTTCTCGGGCAGGGTTCAGGCAGGCTCGACTACCACACTGGTAAAGCTGGATCGGACGATGGTGATCGAGGACGGTAAGTCCTATAAGATACAGGTTAGGTTTTCCGACGACACCATAGAAGAACGGTCTATCACATCTCCTGCAGGCAGTTATACGGAGCTGGAGTGTACGGCGTTTTCATCCGCGCCACAGGCGTTCGATGTATATGCGATTGGCGAAACGAATAAAGTCAAAAAGGATTTCAGGGTCGTGTCTATCCAGAGGGAAGGCAAAGACGAAGTCCAGATATCAGCTTTGGAATATAACGAGAATGTTTATGACGATAGCGACGTAATCATACCGGACAATAATTATTCTTCTTTGGATTTTACCATTCCCCTGGTTTCGAATGTAGTATTGACCGAGAGGATAATTACCCTGGCAGACGGCACCATAGAAAATGCCATAGATGTATGTTTTGAGCTTCCCGACTTAGGCGCATCGGAGCTTATGAACAGGTTCAAGGGGGTCAATGTCTACTATTCGGACAATGACGGCTTGAACTGGTATTACGTGGGATATACCGAAGGCAGTAGCATGTCCATAATCGGCAATATAGAAGTCGGCTCGACTTATAAGGTCTGTGTGACGAGCGTATCTTATGATAGCCAGGAAACGGCAAAAGCCGATTCCCCAACCGCTGAGATTACCATTACCGGCAATACTACATTGCCCAATGACGTTGCCAATTTTGCTTATACCTTTTTGAATGAGATAGTCTTTACCTGGGATAAGAGCCCGAATACAGATCTGGCAGGCTACGAAATCCGGACAGAAGACGCAAACTGGGGAGCACAGAGCGCCAGTCTTGTCTACAGAGGCCTGGCAAATACGTTCACGATCGTCACACCCTCATCCAGAAATCCCGGCACGTATTACATCAAGGCCTACAATACGTCCGGCAATTACTCTGAAACAGCACAGTCTGTAACGCCGACAAACGCGGCTCCTTCTACGCCAATCATAGCGGCGACGCAGTGGTTTGGGTTTGCGAAGATAGAATGGACTGATGTTAGCGACGAGGACTTGAAATATTACGAAGTCTATAAATCTCCCACCAATGTTTGGGGAGGCGAGGAGGCTTTAGAGGTAAAGGTTTCCGGCACAATGGCTACGGTTCAGGGAAATGCCCCGGTTGACGCCCATGCCGATGCGGCGGATGCGACTAGTATCACAGACGCGGATATCGCAGGTTACGGCCCCAATTACTTTGTCGGAGATGTGATCGTGCAGACAAGCGGGACATACAAAGGCCAGGAGGCAGTAGTCACGGCCTACAATAATTCAACGGGGCAGGTCTCAATAGCTTCCTGGCCATCAGGAACGCCTGATGTCGATGATGAGTTTGTTATAAAAGACAGGGCCTACTATAAAGTAAGGGCGGCAGACACTTATGGGCCGGGGAGTTTTTCCTCTGCGGTTACGATAAACTTCACACCTTTAACCGAAGCAGAAATAGGCGACGCTATAATATCGGCAAGAAAACTTATTGCCGGAGAATTGATTACTCTATCTGCCCAGATAAAAGACCTTATCGTAACAAATGCCAAGATCCTTAATTTGGATGGAAGTAAAATTACCGCTGAATCCATAACGCTTTCAAAATTAGCCAGCGACGCTATCCCGCCTAAGACATATTATCAGGATGAGGCGCCTACTGTTGGCATGAACGAGGGCGATTATTGGATTGATACGGACGACAATAATAAGCTGTATATCTACCAGTCGGGTACCTGGCAGGTGGTATCCGAGAGCGGTGGCGGAGGAGGCATAACAGTCTTTCGGCAGGATGCCATTCCTACGGCTTTGGCCACAGGTGATCTCTGGATTGACACAGACGACGGAGACAAGATGTACCGCGCCACCAATCCAGGCGACGATCAGATAATTGCGGGAGAGTGGGAATTGATAGATGCGGCTACTGCTACAGGCTGGGCGCACGGCTCCGATATAACCAAGATTGATGGCGGGAAGATTTACACAGATTCTATTACGGCCGACAAGATAAACGTAAACCAGCTGGATGCGTTGGCAGTCAATACCGGAAGCCTGACGGTGGATGAATATATAAAAAGCTCTGATTATGTGGCTGGTACTACAGGGTATAAGTTAAGCTCAGGGGCCGGGTTAGAAGTGAACACCGGAGTAATAAAAGGCCAGGTTTTAGAAACCAATGCTATTTCAGAAATAATCACAGCAACCGCGACGAATAAGTCGACAGGCAGTACTTCTTATGTCGATCTGATTAGCGCGCAGATTACCACTCCAGATGCCACCAAACTATTAATCTTATTTCAGGCAGGTGATTTGAGGCTGAACTATCAGGAAGATCAATCCGATTGGATAGATATTCAGGTTTTAGTCAATGGCGTAGAGAAAACCGGAGCAAGGGTGGGTGGGCTTTTTGCTGATATTTCCGGAGGGATACTTTTTTATAATCAAAGACTTCCAACACAAATTCATCATTGGGAAGCCGTCAATGCAGGAACATATACAGTTCTTGTTCGATGGAAGATTGGAAGATCGGGCATAACCGCTTATGCAGGCGACTCTTTTGCCATAAAACTTTCCTTGATGCAGAATAAAAAATAAAGGAGATGAGAAGAAATGAATGGCGAAACCAAGATAAGATTGAAAGCAGGGCTTGTAGGAGCGGCTATCACTTTGGTATTTACTCTTGCCGGGATTGCCTTTGGCTATGGGCAATTGAACAACAGAGTGGACTCGATGGAATCAAGGGTAAGCTGTATCGAGGAGATCAGGGAGCGCCTGGTAAGAGTCGAGACGCTTGTAGAGCGGATAGATAAGAAACTCGGAAATTGAGGAGGTGGAGCAATGAAAGTGTTGATAGCTTTTACTCTGGGGAATATCGTTGGCGGCCTAGGAATGTTTTTCTATCTGTGGCTGAAAGGCAAGGTGCAGGATGGCGGAAAGCGAAAGATTTAGTTTACTCAAATTCGCCGGTAGTTTCTTCCAGTTTTTGCCGTGGGTTAAGACGTTACGCTATGCGGCTGGGATCGCGCTTATCGGCTTTGTGGGCCTGACGATTTACCGGGCATTCTTTATGCCAACGCAAACCACCAAGCAGGTTACTCATATCATCGCTCAGCCGGGCGCCCAGGTGACCGTGGATCAGAAGAAAGAGGAAAAGAAGCCTGGAATCGAGGTTAGTCCTTTCGTGGAAGGATATGGATTCGTGGAATCCGATGAACGCAAGGGTGTAGGTGCCAGGGCTGGTGTGCGGGTCGAGTTCTAAAAAAACACCTTGCCAACGATTAAACCCTATGGCCTACTTACGGCATTATGAGTAAGTACCAGTGGCCAGCTTCACGATTGAACGAGAAAGAAATGGCTTTGCTGTTTCAAGAGAGGCAGAAGACCAAAAAAAGCATCTGCGAATTACTGCGCAGAGCCGTCTATATTGCCTATGGCGAGGTTGTTGGCAAAGAGGACAGTAGAAAAATGAGAAAGGAGGTTCGGAATGGCGACCAAACAAAAGCAGAAACCTAAGAAGCAAAAAGCTGTAGAACAAAAGAAGGCTTCAGCCGAAAAATCCCCATCGCCTAAAGAGGGGATTGTTATGCATGCCGGGGCTTCACGCAATGAGCTGATGATGACGGCTAAGGAGCGCGGGGTTAAGAACTTTCGTGTACTTAATAAGTAGTGCGGTAATATGTCAAGACAAAAAATAACAACTTTTTTTAAGCTATCAAGAGACAAAAAGTCTATAGCGCCAGGTTCAGGCAGTGGTTTTATATGTCTTGATTCAAGATCGTTTAACGCGGCTTAAATGAGAGTCTAAATATTTAACCGATCTTTGATAAATCTTCAAAAGAGCAATATCCGGGCTGATAAAGCGCTTGCCTGGTGAGCAGTGTCCAGACAAGCCTTACCAGCTTGCGCGCTGTC